AAGTTGTGTTGAATACCAACTGCAACTTCACGAACATCACCAGTAGCGACCTTGAAGTCTTCCTTGATGTAACGTGCTTGCAATGTAGTACGTTTGCTCAAGCTGTAGTTAGCACCTAGTGCAAAAGCCTTCAAGTCGTTGTTAGCAACGCTCTTGTCGTCTTTCTTACCATAAGTAGCCAAAACGCTCAATGCTTTAACACCTGGAACAACTTGTGTTACACCAACAGTTTCGCCGACTGATTTGACATTAGCAACTGTATCTTTACTATACAAAGCAAGAACAGTAGTACCAGTAGGAGCAAATGTGTACTTGCCTGCAACTTGTGTAGTTGCATTACCAGCATAGTTGTCCAAACGGTTTACAGACAAATTAGCACCGAACTTAGCAACTTCAACGCCATATGCTTGAGTTGCTTTTGCAGTAGTATTGCTTTCTGCTTGTTCAAAACGTGCAGTAACACCAGCAATTGGAGTAGCAGTCAAGAAAACTGCATTGCTCAATCGTTGGCCTTGTGTACTGTGAACAACATTGGTTGCTGACAAGTCAAAGTTACCGAATGTATCGTAGTTATCTAGTGTGCGACCGATAACTTGTTTACCGTGACCTAAATCAACAGAAAAATAGTCATTGCGTAGACCAACACGACTTTCACGATCACCTAATGCTGTTGGAGTAGCAGTAGTTGTTGAGTGACTTGCAGTGCCTGGATTTTCTGCGTTAAGATTGGTTTCAACGATAAAAGTTGCTTTCAAACCAGCGCCCAAATCTTCAGATCCTCGGACACCGAAACGGCTGCTATCGTTGTAACCTTGTGTAACCGCAGTTGCAGTACCAAGTTTGTAACTATTTACATATTCATTCAACTTGCCATAGACTTCAACATTGTCGCCGGCAGTTGCCAAACCTGCTAGACTGAACAAAGCAGCCACTAATAGAGATTTCTTCATTTTTTAAATTCCTTAATTAAGTTAAAAATAAACAAGTCATTAAATGACTATGTGTATATTATATAGCATTTCTACTAATATAGTCTATAGAAATTGGGCAAAATTTGTTCATTTTAACCCAAATGTAACAGTAGATTAAATACTATATATGAATTTAACTCGAATAAGACAAACTACTACCGATTTACACATTATAACATATTTACCAGCAACTGGCGGAAATTTTATGACAAGATTATTTTCATTGTCAGATAATGTCAAGATGCCATGGAAACAAGGTAGTTGCGGTTGTTTACCTGTTAATTCTACTTTTGAAGAAAAATGGAAATGGTTAATATTCAAAGAATCCCAAGTTAAGAATTGGGGGCAAGAAGCACATCTATTGCCATTCGGGGGTAATATATTAAATGATTACGATATCCCCGGGGGAAAAGAAAATAAAAACCTTGTAATATGTAAACATTTTGCTGGTTGGAAACTAACGTGTAATTCTTCATTTAGGTTTACTGATACTAATATAAATGAACATCACTATTATATTAAGGTGTCAGAAGAAAACTGGCATTTTATGAATAGATATATGCATTTGGAAATTAGTCCGCAAGAGAAAGAAGACTATGATTGGGTATTGAGTAATATAGATATTAAACCGATAGATTTAGATTTAATGTTAACAGGCGATAATGGGTTTTTATCAGAATATAAAAGAGTATGTGCAATCATGAATCTAGGGCCAATACCAGATGATAAGGCCCTAGAGTTTTTTAATAACTGGAGATATCTAAGAGTTGATAATCCAGAAATCGATCGTAATATGAATAGTGGTTAACTATTCAATACTTTAGCCACGCTGTTAATCACTGCGGCAATACGACCAATGTCACGAAGGTTTTCTACAGAGTAGCCTTCCTTCTTCAATGTTTCGTAGTGTGCTTTAACGCAGAACTCACATTTTCCAACAATACTAGCGGCCAAACTAAATGCTTCAAAATTGCTCTTAGTTGTGCCGCCGTGTGTAGCGATGGCGTTCATACGCAGTTGGGCAGGCAAACCCGTTAAGTTTGCGTCATCGGCCATTTCAACATATGGGTACCAACTGTTTGTCATTGCCATAATGCTTGCGGCAGTCATTGCTGACTCAGCAAATACAGGAGCATCTGCTAACAATACAGCTAATAACTTACCGTTGCCGGTAGCAGCCAAAGCGGCTACAGCACAGCCCATAGCCACATCCTTGTCCAATGTGCTACGAAGCAATACAGCATCAATGTTCAAACGAGCATCTTTAGCATAGTCAGGCAATGCGCCTTTTACTGAATCAATGAATGCCATATTATGCTCCTAGAGTTGCGCCACCAACGGTACGGTTACAAGCACAAAGTTCACCAGTTTGAAGTGCGTCAAGAATACGCAAAGTTTCTTCTGGGCTACGACCTACATCCAAGTTGTTGACGGTAACGTGTTGGATTGTGTTGTCTGGATCAACAATGAATGTTGCGCGAAGTGCCGCACCTGCTGGACCAAAGAATACACCAAGTTGTTCAGCCAAACTCAACTCACCACGCTGTGTATCAGCGAATTGATTGTGTTTGATATTGATCAAGTCTGGGTGGCTCTTTTGCCAAGCAATCTTACAGAACTCATTATCTGTTGAACCTGTCAACAATACAGCATCGCGGTCTTCGAAGTCTTGATTCAACTTGTCATAGGCCACAATTTCAGTTGGGCATACAAATGTAAAATCCTTGGGATAGAAAGCAATGATCTTCCACTTACCTGGGAAACTTGTTTCATCAATGTTGAAGAAAGCATCTTCTGGTTGTCCTGGCTTAACGCCTGTAACTACGAAATGTTCTAGTTTATCGCCGATTGTTTTCATATTTCCTCCTGTGTGTATAATGAAAAACTTTAACTCAGTGTAAACACTGATATATTATTGTAATAGTATTTACTACCTAGATCAAGCATTTTCATAGGGTTTTCCTATGAGTGTATCTATGACTGAAATAGGAAAAATTTATTGTTCTTCTTCAGGCGGTAATCCGTTACTGTGTTTATCGTTAGGAGTATCAGCATCCTGGAACAATCGCTTTTCCTGTGCGGTTAGTTCTTTGAAAGTTTTTCTAGGATTACCGCATAACATACATTTTGGATTACCGCAGTTCATAGCATGATGTTTGGCAAACTTATGTGGTTCTTTTACTGCCATACCGTGTTCTTTGGCAATTTTAGTTTGTTTTTTAACAGCGTTTTCGTCTTTTTGGAGACGTTTGCTGTGTTTGAATTTATCATCTTCGGTGCTCATATTACATCAAACTCCAAACTTTACCACCAGCATCGCGGTAGTAGTCGTCGTTGGCATTGACTGATGTTTCTTGACTATCTACCGGATCAATAACATACCAAGTAGCATCTGGAAGTTTCTGGAAGGCATAGATAGTGCCCACTGTAGCTATTTGATTGGTAGTAACGGTAGTTGTCACTGTAGTTTCAATTTCACTACCATCATCGATATCATAAATCACTTCTTGATCCCTCCGAAAAACTGCTACCATCAGCACAAGTATAAAAAGGAAAAATACCAAAGACCAAATGAACAACATATTAAATCACCATTCCAAATAAAGCAATTAACAATACTACCACCAAAAATCCACCCATGGCATAGCCAAAGACTTCCACTGCTGTAGGTCCAGGTTTCTCGACATAGATAACCTGTGGTTGTTGTGGTTGTGGCTGTACTGGTTGTTGAGCACCGGCATCAGCAGGAGCAGGTTGCGCTACCATGGGACCGTTTTGGACGGGATTGAACTGTCCGCCGGCATAGGTTCCTACCAAATAACCATTTTGATTAACCACTCGACCATCGGGATACAGAACAGCATTATTGTAGTACGCACCGGGACCTGTGTACATTACGGTACCATATGGATGCATCATACTGCCAATAATTAGTCCAGTCATCAATCCGTTGTTATAGTGATAACCATAACCCCAACCACCATAGTAGCCACCGGGGCTAACATAGCGACTTGTATAAGTTCGATTTACTGCGGTAGTGGTTGTGCGAGTAGTAGTCTGTGCAGGGGCACTAAAACTACCTTTTTGACCAGGAGCGGGCGCGGCGCTAAAACTACCTTTCTGTGGGCTAGGAGATGCGATAGGATGAACAGGGCCAGGGGAACTATGTGGCACACTCGATGGAGTACTAAAACTGCCACGACTAGCCCCACCTTGGCCGGGTTTGGCATTAACTGCGCCGCATAGTGCGATACCAAACATCACTGCTAAAAGAGTCTTTTTCATAAGAACCTTGTTTGTTAAAGTAAAGTTAGTATACACAAAAAGAAAGGGCCCGTCAAGGCCCTTTCTACTATTTTGGGTAATAAGGTATAGTTACCTCACCTTGGCTCAAGCGGCCATGGAATATTGTGAATCGTTTGCGATTACTTTTTGCGTGTCTTCGATCGGGTCACCCCAATCCTAACGGCTTCTACATTGCCGGACTGTCCATTTCATTACTCTTGACCCTGTCGAAAACCAGGTCAGGCCCATCATAAACACACTCAAATCTGAAAGGTATCGGCTGTGCCGCTATGTGTCTATAACACTACCACTTGGGACTTAAACCCACATGTGTTTATGGTGGACCTGGCGGGAGTCGAACCCGCGTCCAGAATCCTTTTCTGTCAACTTCATACAGTCTTACTATTGAGATTACTCTCAAATCTTACCCCAACTAATCTTCATCCAAATTCTTTCATGAATATAATAATCTAATGAAAGAATCAAATGTAGGAAAGTACTAAATCCAGTTGATTCTGAAAGATTGCCTGTATACATATAAGATAACAAAATTGTCAACATCCAAGCACTAAGTCTATATGTGATACTTCTTGCTAATGTTCTTTTATGCGATTCCATTATACTGGCGCATTTGGGGGAATTAAATTATAATATTTTAATATGCAAACAACCACAGCGAGTATTGCTGTAAAAGTGACAGCATATCTACTCCATTGTTTTTGTTCTTCTTCAAATTCAGGTGTATTCATTCTTTCCCATTCTTCTGCAAAAGTACCCCATCCATATTCTGGAAGCGGTTTCAATTTGGCACCAATACAATTCTTTGAGCATTGATCTGCGAATCAAAAATTTGCTCGTAGTGATATCCGTATGGTGGAGGAGGCAATGTTGGCTGCAGAACAAATACCGGTTGTGGTTGAACATAAACTGGTTCGTTTACAATGTAGGGATAGGGACGAGCTAATTCAGCACCGATAACAACCCCTGCTGCCAATGGCACCCAACCACAGCCTCGGCATCCGCCACGATAGTAACCACCGTGATGCCACTCGTGAGCATTAGCATTAAATGTTGCTAGAACTGTGAACGCTACTAAAATCGATGTTATAATCTTCTTCATAATAACTCCCTATATTATCAAACACATAAAAATGCCAAGTACGATTAGGTTTATTTCGATATACTGTATATGTTTTATTTTTTAATCTTAGTTTTAATGATCTAAAAAATCGACAGTTAATATATTCAAACTTTTTCATATTATTGACCAAATGATTGTGTAAACACCTGTCCACGATAGTTAAAGGTCACAGTTGAACCTTGCTGAATAGTAACCGGAACATATCTGCAGACTTCACGCACTTCTGCTCTAGCACCGTCGCGACCTGCTTCGTTACCAATCGCACCACCAATAAGAGCACCAGCAATACCGCCAACTAGTCGATCATTGCTATTGTGACCCAATGTGCTGCCAATCGCACCACCGGCAATAGCACCAATTGCGGTGTCACCTCGGCTGTTATCACGAACTACTTCACGCTGTTCACATTGTCGTTGTTGAACGGTGACATAACGGGGTTGAACGTTGACCACTGTGGCAACTTCCTGTGCTAGGCATAGACTGCTGGCAAAAATCAAAAACATCGATGCGGTGACTTTTTTCATATTGAACTCCAAAAATAATTGACAGACTTCCCAGGGCGTGTAGAGCCTCTGCCGAGCCTGAAGTATCTAAACTACTGCTATCCGCTACGCGAACTTGCCCCTGCGAAAGCATATATATTTATTGTACGGTATTTCTAACTAGTTGTCAAGGGGTATTTTTTAATGTACAAACAAAAAACGGAATATGTATCTTGGGCAAATGAAAAGTAATCCCAAATATTTTCAATATTCTCTCAACAAGTTGTATAAACTTAATCATCAAGTTCATCACAAAGTTGTTTAGCCAAAGTTTAATATCGTTTATTATTTTATTAAAATCCAGTTCAGGAATCTTCATATGTATATTCAATGGGAGTTTCCAATCAAACGGATTTCCAAATATTGGTAGTTTAAACTTATCTATTACTGATAATATTTCAGCAATAGTAACTTGTGCTTTCTTTAAAACTTTTTTGGCAAATTTTTCAAGAAGATTTTTAATATCATTTAAACTAGGTGGATTTGACAAATAATGTAATACTGTTTTTAGAAGCTGGGCTATTGCTGTTTTCCAAAGATTATATAAAACAAATCCATTTTTTACTATCGAATCATAGATTTTTAAACCTGTTTGGATTAAATCTATAATCAGTCTAATCTTTCTAGACAACTGATCCCATAAACTTGCCACAATGTGTTTGACAATGTATTTGATTAGTTCCGATGGACTGTTTAGATTTTTAAACAACGGAAAAGGAATACCCAGTAATCCAAAAATCCTTTTAATCTCTGCTAGAAACTTATCATATGCGTTTTTGAATTTTGCCAATAATTTATTAATGATTTTTTCTATAACGCAGGTAATATCTGGATTGAATAAATCACTAATGTGTAAATCAAACACAGGCAATTTTAAATCTATCACACCTAGACCAAATCTTTTAAGTGCTTCATATAAAGCATATAACACATTCCATACAGGTTGATATGCTGCCTGCATGGCATAGTTGTAAACCCGACTAGCAGTTTCTTTAGCATCGTTTTCTGGATTAATAATGCCTGTTTTTACACAGCCGCCCATACAAACAATAGGAACATATACACCAGTAACTGTGGTCGAAGTAGTTGACGCAGGGTAAGCCTTGGATAGACCATCAGCAATAGCCTGCATGTTAAACCCATGAATAGGATCTAATATCAAAGTCGACGGAGTTAAACTGGATTCAATGGACATATTATTTTAATGCGATACCTGTTGTACCTTGAATATATTGATCTGCGGCATCTTGTTTACTAGCGCTGATTGCCATGACATGTGTCTTGCTTAGTGTAATAAACTCATCACTACCCAGAATCATCCAAGGCATCATTCCCAGTCCTTGTGCGTTCATGGTCAATGCCAATGGGCGATTGATTTTGATAGTGGTGTCAGTTTCTTCTTCAAACCGTGCAATGATTTCATCACTGTTGATCAGTTTCAAACTAACAACATCGCCCGATTTATAACCTTTATTAATTAGTAACATAGTTTCCTTCTTTATCTATTTCTTGCCAACTATAATCGCCTAGGTATTTAACCCTTGCAAAATATTCATAATCTACTGGTGGACCTGATGACCATTCATCGGGCCCTTGTAGACATAGTCTTGTAAATTTATGCCTAGTATCATAGACCAGCCAATAGTTTTGACCATGCGAAACTTGAAAGTCATATTTTGCTGCGTGTACAGCATCAGTTATTTCCAGTCTACGTTTGATTTGATTGGCTTGACGCTGCAATACTTCAACCATTTCCATTATTCTATCATATTCCTGTTGAGCATGTAGACGTGCTACATTCAGCATTACATCTTTTTGCTTTTCAACAGGAACTAGATCAAATTTAGGACCGCCCGCTTCTGTAGCGTAAGGAGTAACATTCCTATTAAAAAACGGAACAATTAATCCTCCTACTTCTACATCATAGCTAGATCTGCCTTTGGCAGAATTAGTGTTCTGTGTCATCCTTTGTTGGCATTGTGCACAATGCTTCTAAAGTTTTATAATGTTCGTAGGCCTTTTGTAATGCCTCAAAGTGTTCAAGTTTTTCTGGATCAGGAACCAATATGGCCAACCGACTTTCAATGGTCTCTAGCATATCTCCTAGACTGCGACCCCTCCACTTGATATCGCCTTCGAAGTTTGCATCACCGCTGACTTCCAGGGAACTCTTGGGATTAAAGCCAGCTGAAGATATTGTATATGGACCAGAATTTCCATAATTTGACCAAGAAGCTCCGTTAGCACCAGCACTGGTTAATATTGATCCAGAACTTCCTGTTGCACCTGTACTTATAGTAATGTTGCCGCTAGGCATATTCCATAGACTAGATAAACTAGACAAATCCAAAGTAGTCAATGCCGGGAGTTCTTGACTTTCAAGTCCCGGAAACTCTTCAATCTCTTGGGCAATAATGCCAATTGATGGTTTATCATCAAACTCAACTTCAAAAGAATTTACCTTTTCTAAGGCTTCTTTGAGTTTATCAAGTTCTTCTTTAGTCGCCATATCCGCCAGCCGTTTCCTCAATGTATTTTTTGAGTTCGGTAAAGCCGCCAACTAGTTGGTCATTAATAAAAATCTGTGGAACAGTACGTGCTGTTGGTACTGCTTCTAATAGTTCTTCTTTAGTATAGCCGTCACCGATTTTCTTTTCCTCGTAGGGAATACCACGTTGCTTTAATAATGCCTTTGCCTGATCGCAAAAGGTACAGTTATACTTACTCCAAACAATAGCCTTTGTCATAATGTTATCTCCTTTTTAGTTATTAAGTTTAACAGTTTTTCTTTGTATTCGCAATTTGTTAATAGTTTTTTAAATGCTTGTTCATTGGCATCTAACTTATCTCTATATTTTTTTACTAAAAACGCATGTACTGCATTATTTGTTTTTAGTTCTTCTTTTAATGTTTTTAAATAGTTTATTGATCGTTGTACACTACGCATTAAAGGAAACTCTGATTTAAACATAGTAAGACGTCCTAAATTATCATAATCAAAATCGTCATCTTCTGTATCATAAAACTCGCTATTTAAAAACCAAAATCCTTTTTCGTGTAACCATTCAATACCTTTACTTATTCCCATGTATATGAAAAATATATCAGCACTTTGAAACGCTATACTTTTAACAGTTTTTTCTGAGAATAAAAATCGTTCAGTAACTACAGCACCAGTTTCAAACACTATATTTGCAACAGATGAGTTATAATCAGTGTAGGAAGATATATGCATCTGTTGCCACGACCATCTATCTAGTAGTTGGCCACTTATGCTAGAAGTATATGGAGTTTCTGTTTTAAAAATATGAATATCTTCGGGGTCAACTTTTGAACGAAAATACTCTATTGTTTTTTTTCTAAAAGGTTTATAGTTATCAAATCTATTGTACACTCCCACAAGGTGTTGTTTTTCTTTATTAGGATAATAGTTCAAATAATAAAACCCAAACGCATGATAATGCAAATAAAGATTAATTGAATAATCTACAATACATCTAGGATTTTCAGATTGATTTATTCCATGTGGATAAATGAAAATTGTATTGGATCTTTCTAACAGGCTTTTTATATACTGCATATTAGTAGGATGCTCTGCTTCGTCATCTTGCCTGGAAAATATAAAATAATCTATATCATTTTCATATTTTTGAATAATATGAAAGGCATCAGATGACACAGGCATTACCATGAGTTTTATATCACAATAGTTTATGTCGTCTAAATTTTTACTAAAGTGATAACAATGTCCACCTTCCTTAATTTTAAACTTGTTAGGATGGTATATTTTACTGGACGTGACAAACGCATCCAGCATCTCAATCTCCCCATTGGTTAGGGGATACAAGAAAGGCGTTAATATATCATCTCTAACAGACGGGCTGGTAACAACACCGATATTCATTACAATCCCTATTATAGATCGGGCAACTCGTCGTAACTAACATTATCGCTCATTACTCCGATAACATAGTTAGTAGATTCATTTTCTTGCAATGCTGTTTGCTTTTTATTGATGTTAACGTGTTTATTAAACCAAGGAACAGGATTACTCTTAGGATGATCTTCTAAATATTTAATTCCTATTTCCTTCAGTCGTGTAAATGCTGTATAATCCACAAAGTCTTTTAGAATAGTAGCATTAAGACCGATCACAGGACCTTTTTTGAACAAGTAGTCAGCCCATGCTTTTTCTTCTGCAATAACTTCTAAGTACATGGCGTAGACTTCTTCGGCACATTCTTTTTCCAGTTCTGCAAAGTCTGCATCTTCTTTGACTGTTTGATTAATAATCCAAGCAGTCCACTCTGCGTGTAATAATTCGTCTTGTAAAATCAAACTAATAATGTTACCATTGCCAATGTAGATTTTATTTTCCACCATGGCTAAACTAGTAGCAAAAGAGACCATGAATCTCAGTGCTTCGAGTGCGTAACTGGCCTGCAAAGCCAACCAGATAGCACGTTTATGTTCCATTGTTGAAATTTCTTCACCCAATTCTTTGCGGCAGTTGAGTTCGTGTAACGCTTCGTAGTATCTACCGATATTAGCAGCCATGCCCACAATTTCTTGTGTATCATGGATTTTATTGAATTCTTCTTTGGGTACACCATAAACATTCCTAATAATGTGACTGTAGCTCTTTGAATGAATATTTGTTTCAAAAAAGCTCCAGTTGCTGATCAATGCTTCTAGCTCAGGGATAGATACCACTGGGCCAAAAACTTGATTCGGTGCACGACCTTGAATACTGTCCAAGGCTGTTTGTCTTAGAAGATTGCTAGTAAAGATATGTTTAACAGCATCACTAGCATCCTTATGATCCATTTTGTCTTTGGTAAGACTGATTTCTTCAGGAACCCAAAAGAATCCCCGTGCTAGTTCTTCAAACTTAGCAATCTTAGGATGACGGAATTCCTCAAATCTCTGTACTGTAACAGCACCATCTAAAAACATTCGTCGTTTTAAGTAGTTAGGTGCTACTGATAAATTATATTGTTCTTTACTCATTTTTAACTGCTCCAAACGTATCCTCTATCTTCAGAGAGATAGTAGTGTTCATATGTATATTGGTGTTCGATTCGAGAAGGTGCCGGTAACATTTCCCCTGTGGTAATCAAAGAATAAATTGAATCAGCAACTATTTTAGCCGTTTCTTCAGTTAAGTGATTAGCCATAGTATCTGGACTTTCTCTTAGTTTGGTCTTACCGTCATAACTCCAAGGCTCGACCATTCCCAGACTCTTTGTTTGTATATGATGATATTGAGATAAATGTCGCTTAAACTGTTTACGTCTTTTTTCATCGCTATACATAAAATCTTTTTCTTTTAAATCACCCGATGAAATAAAAACAACTTTAGGATCTAGTGATTCAACATGTTTTAAAATCAACTCCCATGTTAGAATCATATATTCATCGTCTGCTACAATAAACCAACCTCTTAGATATTCTAAAGTTTCAATAGCAGTATTGGTTAGTATGTCTTTATTCATTCTAATCATTTCTTCTACATTGTGTATGCTGTTTGGACGAAACATTTTTGTAGTCCCATCCTTATGCATCAATGGTAGTTCTCTTGAATAGTTTTCCCAATGTGTGACTACAAAAACATTAAGGTCAAAGTTTTTGTAATTCTTTAAAAACTGTTGATAAGAATATAATAAAGAACTACCACCCTTGGCAAAAGATTGCGAATAGTCAGCGTTCATTTTTCTTGCCAAAACTTTTGTCCAAGAAATATCGTGGCCGCTTTCGGCAAAACTATTTCCGTAATATGCTATTCTCATAATTTAATCCATTCGTTATCTTCTACAGGAATCCATCCGTTCCTAAAATACTTCACCATATTCATATAAGGACCGATAACTTTTGAATCATTAGTATAACATTTATTGTTCACTAATGTATATAACTTACAATAAGATGGCTTGCTATTTTCTGTCCATACTTGATAAATCGTACCTGCTTGTTTCCAAACAGATTTAGAGTAATCTGTTGCTCTGGGATGATTCCATGGCTTAACACCTGCACACGGGTTGTTACTTTTCATTCTTTCAGAAATTTGTTTTATAGTATCTTCTGAAAAAATTACATTAGTTTTATATCCTGTAACGCCTTTATTCCATGGACCGTTTAATTTTGAAGGATTATTTGGTCCCTGCATATATTCAGAATACTGCCGTTTCAACCACCCATATACTTTGTTGTTGCGTTGCTGATCTTTGTTTGCTGATACCATAAACATAGCGGCTTTGACTAGACGTATATTGTTAGGATGTATTTTAACTAATAGAAGATGACACAAATAATGTTCTTCTGGTGTTAGCGATACTAAGTTAGTTACGTCATCTGTTCCTCCAAGGCATCTCGGAACAATATGATGCTTTTCACTATATCCTTCTAATATTCTATGCTGTCCTCTCCTTACTATATTATCATATATCTTTTGGTAATTCATATAAGTTTTCTGCAAAACTATTTATCATAGTTTGCAGAAAACTTATAGTTTACAACTTGCAGGCTTCGCAAGAATCATCTTCCAGTTCAGCATATACTGTAACAGGTTCAGCTGGCACTAATCTATCACTTTGAGTATTTAAAGAAGTCTTTGCACCTACTTTATTGATCAATGAATAGTACATGGTCTTCAATCCCCACTTACTGGCCAGCATTAGATTCTTAGCAATCAGTGTGCCAGGAACTTTACCGTCCTTAAAGTGTGCTGGATTATAGAATGTATTTGTGCTTAGACTTTGGTCAATATAAGCGGCTAACACAGCACTGGTTTTCAAATAGTCAACACAATCGGTTTGGTCCCACATCAGTTGATAGCGGTTCTTTAATCTACGATAGTCAGGAACTACTTGCACGAATGAACCTGCTTTGGATTCCTTAACACTGATCAACTCCATGGGCATCTCAATACCATTAGTAGAGTTTAATACAACGCTACTGGACTCCACCGGAGCCACTGCCATTAAGGTAGCATTACGAATACCATATGTTTTCATACGTTCACGCAACGGTTCCCAATCCATACTAGGTGTGAAGTCTGTTAGTTCATCAACACCTGCGCTACGACGTTCCCAAGGGAATACTCCCTTACCGTAGTAAGTGTATTCGCTACGCTTACAGGCCCCTCTTTCTTGGGCAAGTTCTACACTAGTCTCGGTAAGGTAGTATGCTTGATGTTCCATCCAGCGTTTGACTTCTGCTAGAGCTTCTGCTGTGCCATATTTGTAACTACGACGGGCATGCCAAAAAGCCAAATTAGTAATACCAACACCCAGGGGTTCAAAATCTTCATTTGCTAGTTTACTTTGTACGCTCAAGAAATCTTGATAGTTCAGCAGGTTGCTCAGACTGCGTACTAGTACACGACAGGCTTTTCTCATTTCCTGAGGGTTACGGAAGGCACCCCAGTTGATGCTGCCAAGAGTGCAAAGAGCAATTCGTCCCTCTGGATCTTCAATTCTCTGGAAAGGACGGGTGGGTAAAAGTATTTCTTGGCATAGATTTGATTGATATATAGGATCTGTTGTCGTATCAAACGGGCCTTGGGCAATGACGTTGTCGACATTGACAAGATATATGCGCCCCGTATCAGTCCTTTCTTTAAGGATCTGATTTTTGAAAATCTCATCTGCCGATACGACTTTCTTTTTAATTGTCGGATGCTTTTCATAGTTTAAGTATAGTTGTTCAAACTCTTCGGTGCTACGATAGTAAGCCATGTACAAGTCTGGAACTTCGGCAGGATCAAACAAGGTAATGGTTTGTTTGTTCTTGTAACGATTCCAAAACATCTTATTAACAACTACGCTATAGTCCATTTGACGAACACGAGTTTCGTCTGTACCTTGATTGTTTTTCAATACAATAAGATCTTCAAACTGATAATGCCACAACGGAAATGTAACTGTACAACTGGCGTTTCGAATACCGCCTTGTGAGCAACTACGTAGATCTGCGAACCATTTCTTCAAGAATGGTATCAAACCCGTATGCTTGATTTCTCCATTGCGAATTGGTGCTCCTAACGGGCGAATTCGGCCGATTTCCAGGCCGATTCCAGCTCGTTTTGAAGCATATTTGGCCATCATTTCGCCTGCGGCAAATATACTGTCCAGGGTGTCATCGCTACTGATAAGCACGCAACTTGAAAACTGCTTAGTGGTAGTGCCCAGCCCAGCCAATACTGGTGTAGCAAGGGTAAAGTGGCCATCGCTGGCACATTCATAGTATTCTTTAACATATTTTAATCTCTTGTCTTGGGGTTCACCATGGAAAGCAGTAGCAGATGCCACAGCATAACGAACTTGCGGGGTTTCATAGATAGTATTAGTGGCACGATTTTGCACTAGATACTTTTCACATAGTTGGGCAATGGCAGCATAGGTATAGCTTTCGTCCTTGGCATGATCGATAAACAAATCAATAATGTTCCATTCATCTTCTGTATACCAATCTAAAAGTTCAGAGGTATACATACCCAGTTCTACATTACGTTTAACAATGTCGTAGAGTTTAGGAGGAGTATAACTACCATAAACTTCTTTACGCAACATACTAACACGCTGACGTCCAGCTACGTATTGATAGTTTACATTATTGATTTCTGGATTTTCTGTTTCATCAATCAAATCTACCATGGCTTTTAACAATAGTTCATCTATTGTCTTTGTGGTCATGCCATCGTGTAGTTCTATTTGTGCTTTAATTTCTACCATGCTAGGACTAACTCCGTCAATCCCGTTACATGCATGGGCTACTTGTCTCTGTATTTTGGAGATGTCCAAAGGAACCTTCTCCCCATTACGTTTGACCACTGTGATCATATATTGTTTTAACTAACCTTCTTAAATGTGTCGAGGAAGATATTTACCAACCAACTCAAAGTTCGATAATATTTTCTACCAAAAACGACTCGGGTATATCTTTAAGGGCAAAGGGCTCATTATCTTTGTAGTTTATAGCCCATTCTCCGTCTACACAAACTATATTATAGTATGTTTTTCTAGCATTGTCTACGAGACTACGCAGTTCTATTACAGAATTTTTAAACTTCTCTGTATATTTGAGCGAATATGCCATCATTAGGGCCTTTGTGAAGTCATCGTAATGATTCTCCACAATAATGTCCCACGGTGTTGGCCATGATTTACGATTGAATTGATCAATGTTGTGATTGTATGGTATGTATGGTGCATCACGCCAAAAGTCAATCACACATTGTAATGGTTGTTCGCAAGTTTCTAACTGGGCGCGAAACTGAGCCCAAGACGATATTCTATCGTCTGTTGACCGATTAAACATTTATTAATTCATTAAGGTTAGATCTACTTCCACTGATGTAGGAACTGTGTCTACATTTATGGCTGTTAATTCAACATAGTTTGAAAAGTTACTATTAGCTATTTGTACATCTACTATATCTTGAATATCAAAAGAAACTGTACCAGTTGTAGTAAAGTATAACACATATGAAGATAATGTAGAAATATAAGACGATGTTGTTACCAAATATTTCTTAGTTAAATCACCATTTTTATAGATATAAGGTTGTAACAAACTTGATGTGGTATAGGTAACTGTTTGTGTTGATAGTATTTCAATACTAGGGTCTTGAGCAGTAGAAAATACATAAGAATTAACAGTTGTTGAAGACCACGATGCGGTACCATTTGAAAATATAACTGTGGTTAATCCTCCAACAGATGTTGTTGCAGTTGTATCAAGTTGAATAGTAGCAATACCATTAGTTACAGTAAATGTGTTAACGGTAGCTGTATAAGATCCGTTAAACGGTGCAGTTGGTGATTCAAAGGTTATTTTAGTAGTTCCCGGAATAATGTATGTACTTGTACCATTTTGCCAATTAAACTGGGTAGAAGTGTTGCCGGCAACCAATCCACTAGAGTTAAGGGTTCCCCATGGATAGAAGAATCCTCCTTGAGCTATAATACCTTGTTGCGAATAGAATAGATTAGTGGTAAATTTTAAGTAAGGAGAAGTTCCAGCAGTATTTTCTTCAAACTGATATTTGTCTGTTACCGAAGCAAATCCATCAGGTATTGTTGTAGAACCTGCTGTGGATATACTCATAACCAACTGTCCTTGCCTAGACATATTGGCGTTATATGCATTATAGTTCATTGTTGCAACTTGTGAGTTAGCAGTCATTGGTATTCTGAGAACACTGACTATACCAGTATTTCCTGGAATCGTTTTCTTAAATGTAGTTCCACTACGCATTATCGAGTTAGCGGATATTAAAGGATATTGATATTTTCCAGAAGGTGTTGCAGTCAATGGATTTATTCCCGAACTATTAACTAGTCTATCAAAATAATCATGATGTGACTGGAATCCTTTGTCATTAACAGTGATAATATTATTAGTTTGAGTTGTGTCACTTTGGAAGTTATTACCTACATTAACAAACGAGTTAAACGCACTAGAAACATAAGACTGTACAGCATTAGTGGAAGTACCAATAATCATGGCCTCGGCACTAATATACTCAAACATATTGTTTTCTACATTTCCGTTGATACCCCAAGCATTGCCTGACGGTGCAGATGTAACAACACCGTTATTCAACCAACTGAATTTATTTCCTGTAATAGAAAACTTATCAATGGTACCTGTACTTATGATACCAGTTGTTAACCCTTGGAATGTACAGTTATTGATCTTGATATTTTTAAGCACAGAGATTGTGACATCTGTTATAACTGGTTGGCTACTGCGTATTTGAATAGCTGTAATACTAGATGTAGAAGTAGTACTTAAAGGATTACCAAAATAAACATCGTCAATGGTTACATCTTGAGCATTATCTAAACTTAACAATGTGCCGCCATAGGGATTTTGATTAGGCGGTTGAATAGTCATGCCTTTTAGTTTAATAGATCTAGGCACAGATGCTGGACTTAAATTCATACCTTGACTGAATGTAGTTCCTGTGGAGTCTACTGTTTGGAACAATGCGCCATTATAACCAATCATATTAGTAGCGGTCAGCACTGTCATAGCAGAACCTTCGCCTACTAGTGATGTATACGGTGGAAGAAATACAGGGCTACTTAATGCCCATTGACCTGGTGGTATTTTAATGCTATAAGGTCCCAATGCGGTAGGACCATCGGTTCCAGTAGTTTGAAAAACAACACCACCACCAGTTTGTAAAGGACCGCCGGTTATACCTATAGCATTTTGTAGTGCTATGGTAATATCGTTGTTTAATGGAGGCCATATGCCGCCCGGAGCAAAATCTGTTATACTAACAAAGTTATCCAGTTTAGTATAAACACCATAACTAGATGTAGTTGCCAGTGTTTGGGCCTTGCCGTTATTGGTCGCAATCCCGTAGGTTAAGTTATCAGCGCCTAAATTACCTTTAAATCTATAAGAACTTGTATTTAGATTAGTGATTGTTAAATTCTGAGATGCCATTGTCAGAATAGAATTTAAATCCTTTTCTGTCAGAATACGTGTGTTACTATCATCACTAGCCCCAGTAAAGACACCATCTTCATATTGTCTCTTACCAATGTATAAGTTTTGTGTATCTACAGCCCAAGCAAACTCACCTGGTGCTAGTTGCGGCACACCATTGTTGGCACCTAATTCGGTGCCGCGTCTAACTTGTATTTTGGCAATTTCAATAATCGGCATCTAAATATCCTCTGTATAAGGATATTTATGCTTACTGTGTGAGCAACTGTCGGTAGCCCTGTAGACCTATGGTGTAGTACTCTTCGACTTTCTTTAACCAAGCATCTTGCCATTTATTAAAATCTTCAGGTTTCAATGTAAACTGTTGATATTGAAAATCCCTAGAGCACATAAAGATATGTCCTTCACGGATATCTGTTCCATATACTTCGTTGTGTGCTAGAATATAGGCCATGAGTTGTAGGTAATAATCTTCAACCCATTCTTCTTTCTTAGGCTTATTGGTTTGTTTATAATCGCAAACTGCGGGCTTGCCTTGATATACGCCCACTAGGTCAGTAGTTCCGCTATATAGTCCCGGGAAGTATAGGCTTTGTTCCATGGCCCAAATTTCGTCCATTTTGCTTAGACCATTTTCAATAATAACATCAGCCATTTTATTGGCTTGTACATGTACAGGGTTATTTCCGGGTTGGCGTTGTTCACCTACAATAAAACGTTCCAAGTTGGCATGCATAGCAGTACCAACACCACTGGCTTCTTTGGTAATCTGTGCGGCGTTGGCTTCGCCCACCCGTTTTTTCCATTCATTCAAATGTGTCATGTCTTTCATGGCACTAAGAATGGTTGTTACACTGGGTAAAGATTCTCCGTCTGGAGTTTGGTAGACACGTTTTTTTGTAACAGGATCATTAACCTGCTTACAGTTTTTATATTGGAATCGTTCTACGAATGGAGGGGGAGTAAAAGTTAAAGTCATATTGTTAATTATAACACATATGACCTATTAATACAATTATTTAAATGCCGTTTTGGCGTTATGAGCAGCCATACTGTCTATACTAGGGCCACCGTTACCTGCTTTTGGGGCAGCAGTATCTTGGGGCTCAGCATTGGGATCCTGAGTAGTTGTTTTTAAGATAACAGTACCGTCATCTTTGATATCCTGAATAACATCACCTTGCGGATCAATATTATTTTTTAAAGCAATTAGACCATCGGGAGTAGCAATACCCAAAGCAAATGGACGAATGATATTTAGAACAGCCTTGAATGGGATTTCACTAGTTTGTCCATCCATATTAGCAAGGCCTTGAAGAACTGCTAGAACTTCTCTAGCAGATCCTTGATCTACTTCAAACAATCTCATTTTGCTAGTCGAGCAATAATGCTATGTGCTTCTTGTAGTTTTCGAGCACGACGAACTTCACGGCTTTCGCGCATTTCACGTCCGGCAGTTACATCACCGCCAACGGCTGCATCACTTGCACCAAACTCGTCACCTGCTGGTTCTGGATTCATATCATCTGGGGCGCTCATATCAACACCTGGTTCCATTCCTGTATCCATTGGATCAGTACCCATTGGTTCTGCAGGAGCAGCGCCGCCAGCTAGAGCAGCAACAGCATTGCTGATAGCTTCACGTTGTTGTGTCAATGTTTCTAGTGTAGCACTTAGAGCTGGAGCAACTGTTTGTTTAAATGCTTCGGCTTCTGCTTGACCAAAGTCGGCACGAATACTATCAGCTAGTTCAATGATAGCCTTGGTTTGGTATTGACCAACACGTTGCATCCAACTTGTATAATCGTTAACAATGTCGCCAGCGGCTGTGATTGTCTTGGCTTTGGCTTCTTCGTCTTCCATTAACAAGAAAGCAAGACTTTCATTTACAAAACGAACATTGTGTTTATATTGGCTTTCTTCTAACTTACCTTGCTTGGCTAGTTTAGCACGAACAGCACCGGCTACACGTTCACCTGCTGCCTTGCTGCCATAACGCTTGCCTGCTGACTTAGCAATCTTGGCAAAGTTCTTACCTGGTTTGCCTTCGTCTTTACCTTCAAATGTACCCATGCACTCTTTGCAATCACAGTCCTTAGGATGCTTCATGCCTTCCTTCATCTTGTGTACACGGCCTTTGACCGCAGCTTTAGGAGCACCGCCTAACATACCTTGTAGGTGGCTAGTATCTTTTTTACCGCTATCGCTGGAGTCTTTATCAAACTCTTTTGACTTTTTAGTGTGTACTGTACCAGTAGATGTTTTCTTCTTGTTGAAGCGGCTAGGAGTATCTTGATCAGCATTACGATCACCGTCAAAGTTTTCTTTGACATCATATTCTTTACCACCGACTTTGATTTTTTCGCCAGGTTGAACACCATCTTTTTTAGCATCACGAACTGCTTTGCCAAAGGCATTACCTTCTAATTCTTTTTTATCTTTCTTGATAGTTTCTTTTACTTTAGCACTCTTAGCAGCACTTTTCATTGGCTCTGTTTTGTTGCCATCTTTGTCTAGATCTAGGAAGTCTGGTTTAGCACCCTTTGGCTTCTTTGTGGTCTTAACATCTTTTTTGTTTTCGTTAAGTTGGTCGATCTTGTCGCGTAGTTGTTTCATTTGTTCGCCTAGCATTTCTTTAATCCTTGTGTTTAGCAATTCTAACATTGCTTTGTCTTTTTGGTAAGTCTCATTGGTCAACAAATCATTGATCTTTGCTGATCCTTCTTGTTGAAAAATACGGGTACGCAACTTATTACGAAAGTCTTCCAACTGTTCGCGATTGTACTTGTTTAAATTAACCTTGGAACCAAACTGCTTTTCTAGATTAGTTTCTAATAAAGTGCTTGTGACAGGTTTGTTAAAATCGGTAGTTTTCATATTGAGTTCCAGAAAATTGGTTAATGTTATTTATACCAGTTTGATAAGTTTCTCGAAACTATTAATGATGGTCTTTTTATGCTCTTGTTTTTTGTAGTGTGCTATGCTGTGCTTGGATAAAAAAATATCAAATTTCTCGATACTTTTATTCAACATGGCACGTTTGTATAGTTTCTCTTCAAACTCAGCAAATCCGTAACGTTTATCTTCTTCTAATAACTTAGTATCTTTGTAATATCCAAGGGCTAGTTTATTAGCAACAATAATGGCAGTTTGTGGCAAGTTAATGCCTGTTACTACTTCTTCGTCACAGAAGTCTAATATTGTATACCCATTAGGATCTTTTACAATAGTATATGTTCCCACTGTTATAGAACCGTCATCCTGTTTGACAGGAACTACAAGACCTTTGCGACGAAGATCTTGTTTGACTTCTTCGCTGATTTTTTGTATTCGTTTGTAAAGTTCTTCAGGTATTGTTTTCATTGATGTTTTTAACTAAAGTATTGTTATCTTTACTTATAGTATATACACCCTTACGAACAAGACTTTGAGCAAGCCAGTGATCGTGCTCATCAAGACTACTGATTTTAATGCCGTTGTCATGATGTTCAATGAAGTGTTGTTCTTCATTGGTTACAGGTAAACTTATGCCTGATAGGAGTTGATGGATTTTCATCCCGATACTCCCGGTTGTGGATTTAATGTTTCTGGAGGAGGTTCCTGGCCTTGTATTTGGCGTAACTTGGCCATTAAGTTACCCATTTGTGTTTGTAAATCTTGAACTGTTGCTGGCTGTTGACCAGGTTGTTGGGTTTCAGCATCTTCGGCTTCTGGTTGAGTAGACTGTGGTTGAATAGGTTGACTTGTAGCCTGTCCCACTTGTTGCTGAGGTTGTGGAGGAACTGTGGTAGGAGCACTGGGTGCTTTAGTACTTGGGGCAAAACCAGTAGGTTGAGTTGTCTTTGGAGTATTAGAAGTATTGGGTTTTGGTTCTGTATTAGGAATAGGGCTATCACCACTGGGTTTGCCGCCGGCTGGTACAGGTCCTACAACATTACCAGGAGTGGTATTGGTAGCCTGAGGTAATGTTTGTTCAACTAATTCTCTGATTTTCATATTAATGCTTTTGTAATATCATGACAAGAACACCGATAATACCAGTAATGATAGTGCCGGCGGTACCAATGATAACTTTGGCCATGCTGTTGTGGCCGTCTTCGATTAGTTTTTTAAGATCGCCAAACTTTCCTTCAATAGAAGTTAATCGCTTGTCAAGATTGTCATAACGTTGAGCACATAAGTCTACATGCGCTTCTAAATTTGTTTTTTCTATATCAATTATTTGACCATTGGCCATTTTATTCACTCCTTCAGTTGGTGTAGTACGGATTGCCTTAAGTTGTGCCTAAATGAGCCTTGATGATTGTGTTTTTAGTAGCAACGTTCTTACAATCGAAAATTGCCTTCGCTATATTTATAGTTTCTGTTAAATTTACAATGATCGGAACACCGTCTATGTCTTCTATTAGCCCACCTATAGGATCACCGTTGTCTAAATATACAAAAGAACGATCAGGACTAAACACAAAAGACCATACACGGTGTTTTCCTTTATAGCTGCTACCAAATCCCAGTCCATCTATTTCACATTCTTCATACTGTGGTTTATTATCGTAGGACACAATACTACGCAACTCCACACATTGTCTTAGTGTAATAAAATTTCTATTTTGGTCATACTCCAGCTGACTTCCTTGATTAGGTCGATTGACCTGCGTGTTGGTAATATCAACTAATGTATGTATTTCTATTCTGTCCATAAACTACCTATATAATATATTTATAGTCGTAAAAAAGGGAGTTAAAAACTCCCTTTATTTTTAATCTAATGTTTAGATTATAGTGTTGGGCTAGTTGTAGCAACAACACCAGCGAATACTGTTGCTGTAGACAAGTTGAAGCCGTTAACTGTACCTAGTGCTTGAACAGCAGCGGTTAAAGCTGCTGTTACAGTACTAGCAGTAGTGCCTTCAACAGAACCTAGGCCTAGACCGCTTGGAGCTGTTTGACCAGCTACGCTACTTAGAACGCCTGTGTCTTCAATGGCAAAGTTAACATAGGTTGCTGTAGTACCGTTATATGTTGGTGTACCGATTAAACCAACAGTAGCAAAGCTGTCCAAAGCTGTACGGAAGATTTGATCTAACGCACCGTTGGCTGTTGTAGCGTCGCTTGTTGTTAAGTTTCCGCTAACTTGTAGGTTGAAGAAACTTAGTGTTGATGGACGTTGACTTGGTGCAACGACATAACCGTGAACTCTTGAAATACCTGCTGACATAATATATCTCCTTTAATCATTTATGTCCATTCCGCTCCGGAATGTTTTTTATGTAAAGATATTTATGCCTTTTGGAAAAAAATGCTTATAATGGGTATTATTCGTCGTCTTTTAGATCACCTTCGATGATCTTAAGACCTCGAGCGGTTTCTTTACTGTCTCGTAGTCGACGAATACTGCGAGTAAACTTGCTGGCATCGCCGCCTTTGATGCTATTAATAAGTCTACGCTCTAATTCATAGGCTTCCTTGGGATTAAAGTTTTCTTTGATTAAGTTCAATAGATTGATAGCACTATTAATAACGTGCGTGGCGCGGGCTTCTACGATAGCTTCGCCATTCTTACGTTCGGATATACTATTAAGTTCTTCTAATAAACTACGGGTAGCACGTTTCAAGGCAGTTTCCTTTGTTACTGTAATATTTAGTATAACATACTGTTTGAGCAAAATAAAGACTTGACATTCATGTTGCGGTGCCACATACTTGTATAAATAAATATATCAGTAGAAACACTGATAGACAAAACTCACACAGAAAGGAAAACACAAAATGTTAACATATATTACATTAGTTCTAGCAAAACTAGGAGAAATGTTTAGCTCGAAACAAACCAGTTTAGAGCGTTTTATTGAAGCTCAAAACCCAACCAATGCTGCTGAAGTAGATCACTACATTCGCCAGTACGATCGTATGACTCGTAGTAGGAGTTATCTATGATCAGCAAAATTTTTAAGAAATCTAGCTGGTTCCTGGTAACTGCCCTAGCAATTTACGCTACACAAATGGCTCTGGCCATAGAACTGTTTGCCAATGTTAAGTAAGGCTGAACTATGCCGGGCCAAACTATTAGAAGGGTACTACCGAATGAGTACTCTAAATATCGCAACCACCTTAAAGCCTTGGATGCAGAATCTAGGACACTTCGGTTTGCTAATCCAGTCTCTGATCTTGTAATCGATCAATTCTGCGACCGTGTAGAAGCGGAACCACATCAACATATTCTATTTGCTATAGAAGATAGTGATCTAAATTTTATTGCGGTTGGTCATATTGCCTTAGAAGACAATAACATGGAACTGGCCTTTAGCGTTCATAAAGAATATCAAAAGCA